CGACCATCACTGGTCAAAGCATCGAAGAAGTGGAAGCCCTGACCTTTCCGAAAACGAGAACCAAGAGGAGGCCATTGCATGACCGTCAATGAATTAGTCGAGGCAGCCAAACTACAGGGGTGGTTTGTCCATTCCGACAAGAACAAGTGGCTTGGCTTCCCGTTCTGCCGCAGTGCTGTCTGTCGGTGCGTGACCCTGAGGAAACAGAAGAAGGCGGCACCCTACTACACCTACCGGTACTTGTACGAAGTACCCAAGGGGACCGAGGTGAAGAAGCGATTTCACACCGAGGTCAGGAAGAACAATGCCGTAATGGAGGCGGAACTGGAAGAGTTGAGAGAGGTTGCCCCGGTCCTTGCCTTCTGCCCTTAGGAGAAGTCTATGCCTAAGTTCTTTGGTTACACCCGAGCCTCGACGGCAGGCCAGCAGTACACGTTTGAGGCCCAGCAGAAGGCGATCCTTGCAGCCTATGAAGCGAAGTACAAACCCGAGGGGTATGAGTGGGGAGGGTTCTTCGAGGACAAGGCTGTGTCGGGCAGCAAGCCCTTCACCGAACGGCCGCAAGGCCTAAGGGTATGGGCAGGCAGTCAGCCTGGGGACGCCATCTGCTGGGCCAAGATGGACCGAGCGTTCCGTAACGTGGTCGATGCGGCCAACCTACTCCAGATGTTCCAGGCCAAGGGGGTAGCGGTGGTCAGCCTGGACGTAGCACTCGACACCGGGACGGCCCTCGGGAAGTTCGTGATGCACCTCCTGGCCCTGATGGGGGAACTGGAACGGGAGTGGATCAGGCAGCGAACCAAGGACGCCTTGGCAGTCAGGCAGGAGAAGGGGCTACCCCATTCCGGCCGACCGCCAATCGGCTGGATGAAACGTGAGGACGGAACCTGGGTTCACGACGATGCCGAACGTGCCCTAATCGACTGGGCCATCGACCTGAACCACAACCATGGGATGACTTGGACTAGGATCGTGGCCCACCTGAATAGCAAGGGTGTCCGCAGGGCCAACGGGGATCGGTATCACCAGCCCTGGTTTCACTATGCCGTCAAGGCCAAGGAGCATGGCTACCCTGGCCGGGACGGATGGCGGGAGAAGTGCCAGTTCGGTGGCTCAAAAAGACGGGAAGGGAAGAAGCCCTACCGTCGAGAGCAAGGCAACAAGCAGAGGGCCGAGGCTAAGGCTGATCTTCTACAGCGGCTCTCAGTTTGTCCAAGTGACCCTTCAGAATCTTCTTCGCCGTCCGTGGATCACGGCCAGACTCCCGGCCAAACGCCTTGAAACTGGCCCCGTCGAAGACGTACTTCTCTATCCAAGACCGCTCCTCTTCGGTCAGCCGGAGCAGAGCAGGGAGGGCGGACTCTCCCTGCTCTCGCTTCGGTGGCTGCCTCCTGTAGATTTCTTCCAGGGGTATCCTCTTGATCGAATGAGCCTGGGTCTTGATCTCTTTCTGGACCTCCCGCAGCATGGCGTTCTTGATCGCCACCGAGAAGTAAGCGGAGAGTCCTATCCCCCTGGTTGGATCGTAGGTCCTAGCCGCCTTGCAGCAGGCGACATAGGCCGCACTCTCTAGGTCGCAGCACTCGGCCACCTGCCGGATACAGGGCATGGAATTGAGGAAGGTCCTGACGCAAACCGGGACCAACTTCATGGCCTGCTCGGCAACAGCCTGCTGCTCGGGGGTCAACATCAGGAATACCCGTAGCGGGTGAACGTGTCCTCCCTGATCGTCATCCGGCAGGCCCTCTCATGGCAGTCCCGGCACCGCCATTTCTCGGACGAAACCCCAAAGACATCTATCCCGTACACCCCCGGGCTGCCGCAATCCTGGCAGGGCTGGGGTGTCCGCTTTTCTTGGGGCTCGGCCTTGGCTTTTACCTTGCGTCGGAACATGGAACGCAGGCTAGCCTTGCCTATTCAGGATCGACATGGGCATCCGTGCCAATGTCCTGAACCACGGGCTTTTTCAAGGGCTTTCGCTTTCTGGACTGGCAGTATTCCAGTATCTTTTGCCGGGCTTTCTCCGGCTCAAACCCCATCGCTTCGCAGCAGTCCTCAAAGGTTATGAGACCACGGCCACCCTCGATCCACTCTCGGGCCTCTGCCTTCTGATGGATCAACTCCTTGTCGATCCCGCCTTGTCCGTTGACTTTCCACCGGCTGCCCGGCTTGCAGAGTTTGGACTCGGCCTCTGCCATGTGGACCCCCTGGAACAGGACGTTGACACAGAGGTACTTCCAGGCACCGGCCAAGGCTTCTGGTTCTAGGTCTGTCATTTGGTCTCCTTGGTTAGTTCCCAGACCTTGGCTCGGAGGTTTGTCCTGTCCTCCCTGAGTTGGTCGGCCTCCATGGCATGGGCATTGGACCGATCCATCCAGAAGTTCACGGACTCCTTGAGCCGCTGCACTTCCCCTTCTAGCCATGCGATCTGGCTGTCCAGTTTGGCCCTGGTCGGCGGCATGATGACAGACTCAATGTCCATTGCCTCCCCCTTCCTTGTCGAAGTGACAGGCCATCATCAGGTTGGCAGCGGCATGACCCAGGTGGTCCTCGGTCTGGTCGCCGTCCAAGTAGTTGAAGATGTGGGCCAAGGCATGGTTCAGGATGTCCCCCATAGGCATCCCCTTCTGCCAGTTCTTCTCTCCAAACCGGACTGCACCATGAGCCATGGCAAGGGCGACTCGCCTGACCCCTTCGGCAGGGACTAGGTCGTACCGTTCTCGGATGGCTGAGCGGGCGGCTCCGCTTTCGTACCGATGGATTCCACCATCTTGGACAGGAGCATCAGGTCCGACAGCCGGATGGTCAGGAGCCACCCCTCCCGGGCTCGGTTCGTCCGGTGACACAGGAGCGGCACCTTCCCCCTGCACTGGTCCACGGCTTTCTCCATGGCCTCGGGGACGTTCAGTTTCTGGACTCGCTTCGCCTCCACGAAGGCATCCGGCAGTTCCGGCACGATGACATCCGAGTCCCCCGCGTTCCCGCTGAACTGCTGCGTCCTTCGTGCTTCCCACCCGAACAATTCTTTCAGCGTATGGCATAGTTCCCTTTCCCCGGCGGCTCCCTTCTGGCGTGAATTGATAGGCATTACCTGGCCTCAACGTGGCGATAGAAACACTCAACGACCCCCTCGTATTCAGTGGGCTTTTCCTCATACCGATAGACATGGATGACACCGTTGCGGGTGACGTACTCAAACCCCTTGGCGGTGACCTTGGTCAACTTGCAGTCGTTGCCGTCGAGCGGACCCCAGAGGACTGGAAGCCAGACGGACTTGCGGCGGCGGCGTTTACCGTTTCGCATTGATCTCCCTTTCTTTAAGAGCCCACTCGGGCAGGGGTAACTTGTCCTCCCGAAGGCCAACCCGACCCATGAGGCCAGCCAAAAAGGGAATGTCCACTTCCCCATCCTCATCCTCCTTGGCTTGAAGTATCTGCCCCAGGGTTAGGGACTTCTCTCCACCTGAGTGATACCCATAGTGGCAATGGTCGCACACTAGGATCAGGTTTCTATGATGGTGTGGGTCCCTGCCTCTTCGGCCCACAATATGGTGAAGTTCAAGCCTTCGACCGGGCCGGAACTTCCGCCACCAGCAGACAGCACAGCGGACGGATTGCTCGGCGTAAACAGCCAGCATCCGCCTCGATCTTTCCTTTTGTTTGCTCATCCCCCGATTGTCACAGTGATGTCAAGTCTGCGCATCTTTACTTTTTGAGGAACGTCTCGGCCAACGCGATGTCATCGGGGCCGACCTCTTCCCGCACCCTCTTTGAGTGCCAGTCCACGAAGGACTTGAGTTCTTCCATCCCCGTGTACCCCGGGTCCCGCTCGGCCATCTTCAGGAGGTGGCCGATGTAGACCTCCATCTCCAAGAAGAACCGGACGGTGTCGATTCGGGTGTTCCCCGTCTGGCCCAGGCTCTTCCGGCACAGACAGCCGTTGCCGTAGGCCACCCACTCGTTGAGCAGGTAGAGGGGCTCGGCGTTCCACCACTGCCGCTGGTCCACCAGATAGGTCTGGAAGATCGTCCTGCGGTCCTCGGCGGGGATGTTGGCAGCCAGGTCGGCCAGGGTGAACTGGGGGTGATCCAGCACGACCCCCTTCCCATTCGTCAGGTAGAGCCCCTGCTTGCCCTTCTGGCGGGCGATCTGGGAGTTGATGTAGTGGGTTCCCTCATGGACCCAGGTGACGGGATCGGCGTCGTAATACTGGTGCTGCTGGGGAAGGCGGCTTTCTATGTCCGAGACCACAGGGGAAACGTGGCTGAACTGTTTGGTTCTCGGCACCTCTATAAAGACCAAGGCCTCACGCTTATGGTGAGGCCTTAGGTGCGGGAGATTGGGAAAGAGCCGCTCAACCTTGGGAGGCAAGGCACCCAAGGCTACAAGCATGGCAAGGACGGCGGCTCTAACTGGAGTCATACATGATTTCTGTCCCCTTTCCCTATGAAAACGGCATGGCTTGAGGACCAGGCCTAGAAGTCCATGGACTCCTGGCGGCGGAACTTGGCCCACCCACCGTTCTCAATGGGGTCCCCGTCTTTCGTCTTCCGGCGGGGGAAGAGCGAGCCATCCTGCCGACGCTGGCCATAGGACATGGCAGCCCCGCAGTCCAGGCACCGCATCTCATAGAAGTGGTTGCCTTGGTTTTCCCTGACCGATGGGATGACACGCTGGGATTCACAGGCCCCACACTCGCTGGCCGAGAACACCTCGACCGCCCCAGACAACTGGGAGAAGCAGTCCTTGGTGTCCTTGCCATCGACTTCGATCTCAACCTTGTCGGACTTAAAGCGAACCTTCATGTAGAAACTCCTTGTAAAGAACTATCGAACAACCAACTAGCCTTGTCGCTCGGTGTATAGCAACATCCCTTGTGGTTCCCCCCTCCTCTCCCGGGCTGCTGCCGGGTGATCGAGAAGTTGGTTGAACCACCCACTTATCCTCGTTACCGAGTGGAAGCCCGACACCTATGACGTTATCTCTGGCCGCCCCACACAACTCTTTCGGATAGGGAACCACATATGACCGGGACGTAGTTGCATTGCTGGATCAAGTACCAGCCCGTTGCCCGGTTTTGCCTGACCCCAGGTCAGGCGGTTGTGTGTTGTAGAGCGTTGTCGTGACCGTCCGATTCTGCCTCCGCAGGTTCTTTAGGCTCGCGTCTTTTTGTTTTGATGGCTGGAACAGCGAGTGAATAGACAGCCGATTTACGGTAAACCCGATGTCAAACTTACGCAGATTGACATTCGTCTTGAGTCAACTTGGACAGGTGCTGAACGGGGCAGACGAAGTGATCGCCGTACCTGACCAGCCGCTCGTCGGCCTCCAGTTCTTCGATAGAACCGGGCACGGCGTAGTACCCAAGGACTTCCACTTCACGCCATTCGGGGTGAGTGATCCGGCAGCCGTACACCAGCCGCCCTAGGTCTGTTCGCCTGATGGTGGGGCCGGGCCTGCTGCGGACCCGCCTGACCTCAATGTTCTTGCCAACGTCGGGCCGACGCTTGTTGGCGGCGTGGCCCCTGTACCAGACCGAGCCAGACCAATACTGGTTCAGCAACTTGGCGACAGCCAGTTCGCACAGGGCCGACGCTGGGGATGCCCGGCGATCTTCTTCCATGCGATCCCGGGAATAGTGCTTGGCATCATGGCTTTCCCAGTTGGCGGCACAGCGGCCTATACCAACTCGGTATGCCCACTCGTATTCCCAGGGGTCTAGTCGAACGATTGCCGTCATACGCTGGCCACCTTGTTCCTGTTGCGACGGTTGACCTCGTTCGCAAAGGCCTGCTTCCACATCGGGGTCAGGCGGGCTTCACGAAGGGCCCACTCCAGATAGGAGGTCTTCACCATGGGCGAAGACAAAGGCTGGCCCTTGAACTTTCCGAAGGGGAATCGGAACTCCCGGCGGTTGGCACTCTTCCGGTCGGGGGCGGCGAAGGGGTCACGTTCCTCGGACCCGAACTCCACGCCCACCACAAGGGCCTGCTTCCGCTTCCGCTCCTCTT